ATAAAATTCTTTCAAGAACAAGGCAATCTTCTTTTTTGCACCTTCTGTAATCATAAATCTTCCTCCAAAATTGTTGTAGTATTTACGCTCCCACTTGCTAAATCAAATCCAATTGCTTTGGTCGCGGCATTGATTGCAGTTCCGAATCCAATAGTAGCAGGGCTTCCTGTGACTGTCCTGTGTCTTACGACTAACTTCAGTTCCTTAACTCTTGTTGTATCTACAAAGCCTATGTCTTCAACCGCAGTCTTGAAGCGATTACCACGTAGGAATGCAGCCACGCTCTTATTTTGGACAATGAGTTCAGCCAATCTATCGGTGAGATTTTTGTTGTAGCGACCAATTTCAAACTCAGTAATCCCTTGCATTTTTCTTCTAACTTCTAGAATCACATATGGACCCTTATTGATTTTCTCTGAGGGGAAACTCATTGTAATAATATCGCCCTGATTGACAAATTCTGTTCCAATGGCACTAACGCGAACAGTAATCCTATCCTCTGGATTTGAATGGAGAAGTAGTAATTCTTCAGCCTTTTTATCTACTTCAGATTGAGTTAAAATCTTTTCATCAAAGTGTTCTAGGGTTTTATTTCCAATTTTATTAATGGATTTTCTATCCTTCTTGATACATTTAACATAAAGCCCATAGACAATAATTTCATTGTAGAAATCATAAACAGAATCATTTCGAGTTACATCAATAATTTGGATATCATTTTTCTTTTCATTTAATTCAACATTTGTAAAAGTAAAGTTGGTATTATCATCTCTAATTTTAATGCCTTTGGAATCAATATATAATTCCTTACTTTTCATAGATGCTAAATTATCAATAACAGAGCCTAAATCTGCACCTTTAATATCTGGCCCTGTAAAGATTGGAAATTCAATTGTAGAAATTTCATAATCAATGTTTTGATTTTCTAGTGTGTCTTTAATAATGTCTTCTGCCTCATCACAGATAGTAATTGTAGTTGCAATATTTGCCACAGTTGCATCTGTAATTGTAGTTGGCATTAATGACGTTACAGTAAAGATTTCCCCGAAGGACACAATACCTGACATTTGTTTATTTTCCCCATTAAGTGTAATAGTGCTGCGATTGGTCCCAGTTGTTACCTGCATATTTCTTTGATGGGATGTTTCACCATCATTCAAATACATGGCATAAGTTCCATCCTCGAATTTCTTTCCAGAACCGAATACCTTTCCTGTGGAACGTGGCACTACATGATGTGCATCAGTTGCCGCAGGTGGAACAGTCACCTCTTTAGGCTCCATATCCACTACAACATACATAGATTGAACGGCTTCATTATAACCATAAAAGGATTCTACTCCGACAATTGGTGCTTCTTCTTCATATCTTTCAAAGTTAGGAGATTCCCCATACATTTTTCCATCAACCCCGCGAGTATATTTACTACTCATTTTATACAGGTCAATTTGGCTAGGGGTATTTTCCCAAATGCAAGTTTCATTTGGTTGTAGAATACGATAAGCCAATGATTGATATGATGCAGAATAGTTGTCAATGATTAAAATATGCTGAATAGATGAGATTCCCGTTGTAGTTACGACTTCATGCGACACAATGTAATGAAGTGCTTTTGGTATCTTATCTTCCATTGACGCTGTTACGGCCTTATCAACGTCTGTTGCGGTTCCCACACTCCAAGCCCCTTCATAATCACCTGTGTAGGCGCTATTCAAAGTGGAAGTGCCATAACGAGTGGCTTCAGTTGAGGCTAAATAACAACCAGTAAGATTAGGAGCATATCGCAGCCATTCGTTAGAGGAGCCATCTAAAGTGACGGTGATTTTACCCAAGGCAGCAGAAGACCCATTTGGTTTATGTCCAAACAGACTTCCTGTGCTAAATGCTACATCACTAGAGTTTGTTAAAATGGGTTTAAACACAACATGGGCTCCACTACCAATGGATTTCCCTTGAGGTCTAGCATTAATAGAGCCAGAAGAATCTTTATTGGCAAAGAATCTATCTGTTGCAGCAGAAGCCCCCTCTGCGTCTGTTTGTGTCTTAACTTGAATGTAAGAATTAACTTTGCCAATACTACCAGAAGTGACTTCTATGGTGCCGCCTAAATCTACTGCTGCCCCTTTTGAAAATTTCTCCTTGCTAAAATTTTCAAGGTTTAATTCTTGCAAAGAAACCATTTTCATACCCCTATATGTCTTTTGAGTTCCAGTTAGAGAATTATCTCTTAATGAATTAAATACCACAGATGCCGTTGTTGAATCTTGCCCCTGTGCAGTATTCAAAAAGACATTCGTAGTGGATTGTAATAACCCAGAAGTGAATGAGGCTTCTCTTATTTGGGCAATAATTACACCTAAATCCACATGGCCTTCATTGACATCATTAAATCCATTTGTAATAGAAAATCCAAAATTAGAATCCCACTGCACTGCATTTGAAGACTTTCCCTCGGCCAGAATAGTAAAACGCCAATCAGTTAAGATTGTAAGAGTTGAAGCATTAGGCGAAGAATTAGTGGGTGGCGGACATTGGCCTTCATAGATATTACGAATGAAAAAATAACGATGTGCTGAATTCGAAGCACCTTCGACTATTGGATTGCCCGAGACTCTTAAAGCAGTCATCGCAACGGCGTAAGTATCAGCAATGGCCAATATGTCATTATAATCCACAGCAGCAATATCGACTTCAACTAAAGTTCGGCCACCTGCTGCTGGTGCGCCACCTACTGAACTAGCAAGGTTCTGCCACACTCGGTATTTAACTAAAGAACCAGAAGAATCAATTGCTGTGAAATCAAAGTAATCTCCAATAGTGGATGCTGATGACTCATAACCATATGGGACATGAACAACTAAGTGTTGTGGCCGGGCTTCGCGCGATGGCCATATATTGTCTCCGGTGGTTAATGAATTACCCATAACTACATTTTTTGGATTAGCAGCATCTACTTGCATCCAAGAGTTTTGATTACCTCTCCCTCTAATTTCAAAATTCTTATAGGTGACAGCACCGGCCTTCTTCATGATATAGAGATAGCCCGTTTGTCCAGTTTGGTCATTAGCATAATGTAATCCGTTAATGGCATTGGCGGGTAAATTTAATACAATGCTACTAACAGTAGAAGAAGCGATACTCCCTAACCAAGAACCATCTTCTGCATAGACGTGAGAAGCGTGGGCCGTTGGCAAAACCGGAGGAATTGGATTTACCTCGGCGTCCGTTCCGAAAATTTTGAAGCCACCTGCACCGCCCACAGTATTACCATTCGTGCCTAATGCAATCGTGGTGTAATTCACCGAATAATTAGCCGCCAATAAAATTTGAGGGTTGTGAGAAATCCCTGAAAATGTTGAAGGTTGCACTAATTTAAGATAGTGAATAGCATCAAACGGCTCAATGCCAATTTCATCCAATGGGTATTCTGAATTAATTGGATTAAAGTGCCAATCCATAGTCAATTCTGTCAATCTTAGTAGACCGAATCTTCGCATTTCATTTGCTGTAATCGAAGCATTACTAATTGATAAAGTTTCATAGGATTCATCTAAAACCTCTTCACTAAATGCATTCCCCGCATACTTGGTATGATTAGTAGAGGAAATTGCATTCACTGGTTTTGATTTAAGCACCAATGAATAATTGGTTAAGTCTCTATTAGTGAATCCTAAATGATTCCAGCGATTCATACTTTCTGGATATAAATCACCAAGAGAGAATAGGAATAATCTTTGCATCTTAGGGTCAATTTGTTCTAATTTATCCCTCATTTGTTTTACTGCATTTTCTCTATGGCCAATTAGTGCGTTAGTGGCTCCGGCTGTTGTAGGAAGCCAATGAAATCCATCACCTGAACTGTTATACTGTGCAATTGTATTGTATTCTGGGGTTTCTGCACTATCACCATAAATAGTAAAATCTTCGAAATTACTACCACTAGTAGGCGTTTGCCCTCTAGTTTCAGGAGAGCCCTGTTGTTCCCGAGCATCACTCTTCACGTAATCCTTTGCATATGTTTCGTTAAGAATGCCACTACTAGACCGATAGGACGAAGCATATACAGAAGTTTTTCCTAGATTCCTTTGATAAATCCCATCCTCAAAAACACCACTTTCCGATTTACGACGATTGTATGACAGAATGCCACTTGGTCCTTTTTGTAAATCCATGTATCTAAATAAAAACTGCCCATATTGATTACCATAATCCCCAGCACGACCTGACTTATCTCCGTATGAAAATGAAATGACATTACCTGTGTGGGACAGGCTAGAATTAAGTAAATGTAAAGTTCCACCATTGGGCATACCCTGACTATTCACACCGTAAAACCCATGAGTTTTTTGGTCACTAGTATACAAATAATCGTCTTCTGCTAAAGCGACAGGTAGTGGCCTATCTAGTAACATTTCTGCGAAATTAAATGCACCACTAGATACATCGAAGCCGCTTGTTGATGGTGTTAAAGTTCCATTTTTCCATCTAATAGCAATGACATTACCCAAAAAGGAAGTTGAGGTATAGACTGGATTATTCAATAGGGCTATTGGGTCGGAACCTTTCAGGTCAATAGCACCCAAAGAATTAATCGCCACTGCTGACTTTACCTGAAAAGCAGTTTTAGTTAGAGTGATATAATTTACATCATCAAAATTCTCATCAATTCTGCCCAGAATTGCAGGGCAATTTGGTGCAAGAGAAATGATTGTTTCTCCTTCTTTAGCATCAATATCAATAACAGAAAATTGGGAAATGGAATTTGGTGTATGAGTTGTAGAATATGTGGTGGATGGGCCACTTTCATCAGATAATTTACACATGAATTCTTCTTCTTCTCCAATTGCCCTTGTATCATTAATGTAATATCCTCTAGCCCTAGAATCGGAGTTGCTAGATGTATCTACTAAGGAGGTAGAGTCGGCCCCTGTTGTGGAATTTAATGATTTACCACTAGTGAAAATAAGGCCTTTACCAGTTGCCCCAATTAAAGAAGTGGTTTTATTTGTGGCATTATTATTAGTGGACATGGCCTTCCCTAATGTAATGTAATCTCCACTAAATTTGCTAATGGCGTTACCATTATCTACTGCAATCAAGGAACCTTCTTCTAAAGTGATGATAAAGGTTCCATAGGATTCGACTATGTTTTCTATTATGCCAATAAATCTCTCATATGCATCAAACAGATAATCTCCAATAGAAATCCCTGATGCACTGGTTAGGTTAAATGTTCTATCCCCTGCTTCGGCACTAACGGATGTTACTGTTCCCGATATTGCGGTTGTTTGACCAAATGGCCCTAACGTCGAATAAATATAATCGTGAGAATATGCATAGTTTTTATTCACGATAGGACCAAGCAATTTACTAATATCATTTCTTCCGCTGATATGAAATTTAAATTGCCCATCCTCAATATAATCTTCAATACTTTCAATAGACCCACTAAATACAGTCCTTTCTGCAACAAAATTCCCTACAAAATAATCAAGAATATTAGCAGGATTGGTATCAATATCCTGATACATCTGTTCCCTATACGTTTCCAATTTGATGTATTTATTGTTCTTATCCCCATATAGAACAAGTAGTCTATGCCCAGACATTTTATGACCAATGAGACTAATTTCAATATTATGAACTCTAGCCTCTGAATAAACAGTTAATGCTGTGCCATTATACCTTAAATCAGTAGCAGGAACATTTGTAGTATAAGGGAATGAATATTCAATAGTGGTGTCGATTGGAAAATCTACCATTAGAGTTTGAGTCTTAGAAGACCATCTTCGCCTGTTTGCTGTTAAATTTGTATGCGTCACTTGAAGGGTTCCTGATGTGTAAGAGGACGCGGTTGTAAGCCGATAGTGGGAAATGGTCACAACCTGCGCTCGCGTGTTCGTAGTAGCGTCATATGAAGGCGCTGCGACTGCGCTAGGAAGATAATGGTAGTCACCCACTATGAATGATTCATAATTAGAGCCAAGGACAAGCAATGGTCGTAAATCTTGCCCTTCTTCTAATTTTGTAAAGGTGATTGTTGCTGTTCCCGATGCGCCGCTAGCAACCCCCGGTAATGCTGTATCTTTTACTAAAGAAATTTCACCATCGCCAATTTGCTGCCGAATGACATATTTATCAAATCTAGCAATTTTTTTGCCCATGATTCTATGGGGGTCAATGATTCGACCTTCAGCATAGGTTCCACTTTTGGTAATAGAATTGAAAATATTAGTTTCATAGACTCTAGGAATAACTCTATTCTTAGTAGGGGATTCAGCATAGTGTAAGTAACGATTTGGTCCAACAAAAGACCCTCCTTGACCCTCAATGTAATTTCCACTATTCCTTTTGATGTTAAAAAAGCATGATTCCCAATTAGTAAAATCTACTGTTTTCGTATTAGAGGTGCTTCCGTAAGATTATACAGATTGTAAGTGTGAAAAAGTTAAGGTGACATTAGTGGCCGTGGCCGTTGCTGTATTACTAATAACAAAGGTTGTTGAGTTGGTAATAGATACGACTGTGGTATCAACCGAAATGCCACTTCCGGTAACAATCATCCCCGATAATATTTCTGTGGTAGAATCCATAGTAACATTCGCACTACCGCTTGACGTATCGCACGTAGAGTCTGATTGACTAGTAGAAGTAGGAGTATCTTTCGTTCGTAAATTATCCACCATTGTTGCGGGCATAGTAAATGGCCCACTATCCATTACTTGTAGAGCATAATCCTGTTCTGTTACAAAGGAAGTTTTAGCAGTAACTTGGGCGCTTCCATTCCATCTACTGTAATATAATTGATATTTGGTATTGTGTCCTAATTCCTTTAGATTCCCATTGAAATAGAAATTGGGCCTTGCACAAACAGCATACACATCATGTCGATTATCAGAAGCATCTCCTTGAAGCCCATAACCAACAGCAACCCATGCAGTATCAGTAACTAAAGGCCCCTTGTAAATGGCAAATTTAGTTCCCTTTGGAATTTCCCCACCATATTTAGGACTAATTTCAATAGAATCTCCTGTGATATCATCTTTCAATAATCGTTCAATTTTAGCAACGTGGTGAAGTTTGTAATCATCAGCAAACAATACCACGAAATAATGATTGGTGGTTATTCCTAGACTAGATAAATTCTGTCCAGTGTTTGGTCCATCATCATAATTTTTAATTTTCCAACCGGGGGTCGGTTCTAAATTTTCTAAATAGGATGCAACAGTAGTATTATTTGGATAAATCCTATTAATGGTAGAATAAGAACTGCTGTAAGATACACCAGTTGAAGTTGGTGATGGAGGTGCAGTATTATCATCTCTAATTTCATAGCAAACAACAGAAGCAGTGGGCGAAAGGTCATTCTTTAGAATGGGATTTGTTGGAACGTCAAAATTCACTTGTTGATTTTCAATAGCGTCAATAATAGTATCGGAATCTGAATCCGTTACAATATCAAAAGTCGGGTCATTGCCCTTCTTAAGCACATACTGAGTCATAGGTCAGTCTCCTCAAAGCGATAATAAATTAGAACATTTTTGAAGTTAGGGGCTAACGTATACAGAGAATTGTATTCAGTTTTAACACCAGATAAAATTGCAAATTCGTGCAATTCACCCATAAATTGTGTAGCAATTCCTATATCTGGGTCTTGTCCAATATAGGAATCTGCTGGTTCTAAAACAAATGTCCCGCTGGAAAATCCAGTATGAATTTTAGATGCAACTAATTCTCCATCATGATAAAGTCCAATATTTCCGTTAGTGGCATCATATGTGGCTGCTAAATGTGTTGAAGACAATAAATATGGTGCTTCCCTAGGGGCATTAGTATACAATATCAGGCCAGAGGCATCAAATGGAATTGGGTCAGTAACATTCACAGTTTTTCCTGAAGTGGCAACGATGGTCACGCGACCTATGGAAATTAAATTTCCCAAGACAACGACAAATAATTCTTGCCCTACAAAAAAGTAATTATCGGAATCATTGGCTCCGGTCATTGTAAATACAGCATCGCCGGGGGAATGCCCACTAACGGCTACATTTGCTTCCGCTGTAACAAATTTAATGCTGTCGTTTTCCGAATGGTAAAATGACGCTGAACTAGAATTATGGTGTAACGTCTTTCCAGTAAAAATCGGAAGTGTGGTTTGTAATGTATCTGTGGTAGAACCACAAACAACTTTTACCCCAAGATGATATTCAGCGGGTTGATTATGGTTGGTAATACTATTATTTAAAAGATAAAATTCTAAACCATCATTGTGAAAAATGACCATTTTTTGACTTAATCTATCCGTTTGATTTAGATAAAGATGTGATTGATAATGTGCGACTACTGGGGCTGCTCCGGTTCCACCAGATTGAAGGGCTGGCATTGTCTTGATAGAATTATCTACACCATTTGGCCCAGCAGGATTATCTTTATCTTCGAATTTATATCCAAGGCCATTTACATCGTAAGGGGTTAGAATAGTTTCAATTGTGACTGATTTATCATGGCCGAAAATCCCATAATTTTCTTGAGCAACTTCTTGGCTATAATCAATTTTAAGATAGCCATCACACATCACCGGGAAGACTAATGCCTTTTTTTCCCCAATGTATGTGGTAAGCCGGGTCATATCAAAGCCCCGTTAATGCCACTTCAAATTCGAGAGTAAATGCCACAAATGGATTTCCACCTTCCATGGTAGAGTTAAATGAACGAATAAATCCCTTAACGCCTTTAGCATCACCTGTTCCAGTGTATTTACTGCCAATTTTACTGGTGCTTATTACTGTCCCTGAACCATCTAATTCATTTCCATCCTTACCAGTTTCTCTAACCCCGTAATTAAATGCCAATAGTGGGGCATCTTCTACATTCAAAGCGTCAACATCAGCCTGAGCAGAAGATGCAGTAATTCCTAAATCTGTATGATAAAGATAATCCTTTCCAATAAATGATGGAAAGAGAATTAATAATTCGTTAAGGTTTTGATGTTGCTGAAGGAATGAAGAATCAGTATAGGAA